ACCCAAGATCGAGTCTTGAACGCTATCAAAACAGCCGTTGAGAAATACAAAGTTACTACCAGCAAGAGTTATGGACTAGCCGCATGATCAACATACCCATTACATCGACTTTCAAGAAGACTGGGTTCAAGCAGGCTGAACGGCAGATCTCGACTCTTGAAAAAAGCACCAAGCGTTTAGGTGCTGCACTTGCCGCGACCTTTGGAGCAAGGCAGATCACGCGCCTTACCCGGCAATCCATCCGCGCCTTTATTGCTGAAGATAAGGCTGTTCAGGCTTTGGCTCGCAATCTGCAAAACCTTGGCATCGCTTATGACGTGCGCCCGGTAGAAGATTACATTCGCTCATTGCAGTATGCGACTGGCATTGCAGACGGTGAACTTCGTCCGGCTTTGCAGCAGTTGCTGACCAGCACCCAGAATCTTGCTCAAAGTCAAGAACTGCTCAATCTCGCACTCGATATATCGGCTGGCGAGGGCAAAAGCCTTGGCAGCGTAGTTCAGGGATTGAGCCGCGCTTACCTTGGCACTAATACCAGCCTCACGCGCCTCAATATCGGTTTGAGCAAGGCCGATCTCGCAAGCAAAAGTTTTAGCGAGATTACGGCTGACCTTACGAAGCGATTCTCTGGTCAAGCCGCCAGAGCAGCCGGAACATACGCTGGACAGTTGGCTATCTTGACGGCTGCTGCGGAGGATGCTCAAGAGATCCTTGGCGAGAAGTTGGTCAAGTCCGTCACCATGCTTCTTGATGAGGATAAGGGAGTGCCAGCCCTCGCCGAGTCCTTTGAAGACGTGGCTACCTATGTAGGCAACGTTGCCCTCGGCATGGCTAGTGTCGTGGCCCTGTACAAGAAATTGCCGATGACCGGCGAGACTTCTGGTGCTGGATTCGCCAAGGGATTGCTTACGACCCTATTTCCTGCCCTTCAAGGCATTGAGTTATTCCAGCAATTAGGGGCAAAAGAATCAGCGAAAGAACTCCGCAAGCAACAGATGATTTCTCGGGCTATCGCCAAAGAGCAAGGAATGCTTCGATCAAGAAACCTCAAGATCGAGAAGCAGACCACCGATGAACTTACCAAGCAGCAGAAACTCAAAAAGGCTGGTGAGATGTTTGATGACGAGCGCATCAGCATTGCAGCCGCGCTCAAGAATGAGTCGCTTGATCGCAATGAGATTCTGAGGCTGGAACTCAAGAAGGCACTCATCAACGAGAATGCCAGCAAAGCCGAGAAATTGGCAGACCAGTTGGCGCAATCTCAGCGCGAATTGGCCTCACTTCAAGCCCTCAAGTTGGCTAATCCGTTTCAGGCGTGGGAAGATAGCATTGCTCGTATCCGTGCCGGCATGGGTTCAATAGGCGCACCAGTTTCACCGATTACGCCTCAGGGAACTGTATCTGGCCAACAGCCACTCATTGATTCACCTTTGGCCAAACAGCAATTAGTGATGCCTTACACAAGCACCGAGAATGTAATAGATGGCGAAATTCCAGCACCAAAAGTCGAAAGCACGGTCAATGTGTACGTTTCAGGCACAGGTGGCCTAGATGCACAAGCCAAGAAAGATGTGGTCGATGCTGTGATTGAAATGTCGGCCATCGGATATTCCACATCCGGCTGGTATAGGACAACAGGCAACGTAGCAATATGACCTACCCCATCCAACTGACGGTCTCATTCGACTTCACGAGTGGGCCATCCTTTGACCCTCCATTCCTCATTGGCATTAGCCAATTAGGTCTTGGGGTTATGGGTGCTGGTGGTACGTCCTCGCAAGTAGTTGATCTCACCAGCCAGACCCTCAACATCAGTATCCGGCGTGGTCGAGACCTTACGCAAGACAAGTTCAACCCCGGCACAGCCACGGTGCGAGTCATTGATCCCAACGGTGACTGGAATCCTCAAAACCCGGCATCGCCTTACTTCGGGCTATTGCAGCCGCTTCGCAAGTTGGTTGTGGCCGGTACTTACAACGCAGTTACTTATCCGCTATTCGCTGGCTACACGTTGGCCTACAACTACACTTACCCGACCAACGAGGATTTTGGGTATGTGGACATTCAATGCACCGATGCTTTCACGCTATTCAACAAGTCAGCCATCACCACCGTCACAGGGGCTACGGCTGGCCAGACAAGCGGAACACGCATTACCAAGATACTTGACGAAATCGGCTTTCCCGGTGGTCAGCGAGTTATAGACACAGGCGATATAACTGTCCAAGCAGATCCCGGAACGCTTCGCACCGTCCTCCAAGCCTTGCAAGATGTGGAGTTCACCGAGTATGGGGCTGTGTATGTAGATGCCCGGGGTGACGTCGTATTCCGCGAGCGCACCGACCTTGTGGATGCCCTAGCCGCTACCCCGACCGTGTTCAATCAAACGACCGGCATCTCCTACCGCAATCTCAAGTTTGCCTTTGACGATAAGTTGATCTTCAATGTTGCTAACTTCACCAGAGTCGGTGGCACAATGCAGACTTATACGGATCAAGACAGCATAGACACCTACTTCCCTCATGCCATCACCAAAGACAATCTGCTCCATCAGACCGATGCTGCAACCCTCGACCTAGCCAAGGCCTATGTGGCCAACCGGTCTGTGACGGATATTCGCATTGACTCTATGACCCTTGATCTGACCACGCCTAACTATCAGACTGGCATCGAGGCGGCCTTGGGGCTGGACTTCCTTTCACCGGTCGAAATCAGCAATGAGCAACCCGGTGGCTCGACCATCACCAAGACCTTGCAAGTTTTTGGCGTTCAGCACCAAATCACGCCTCGCTCATGGCTCACCACATTCACCACCAGCGAACCTATCCTCGCTGGTTTCATCATCGGCAACAGCACTTACGGTATAATCGGCGTTAGCAAACTCTAGGAGACACAGATGGCAACAGGTTTTCCAGCATCAACCGGTGACGTACTTAGCGCACCTATGTTCAATGAGTTGGTGCAGTACACCATCAACACCCAGTCAGGCACGACCTACACGCTGGCAGCCTCGGATCAGTACCAAGTCCTCGTTATCACATCCAACGCCTCAGCCAAGACCGTCAGCATTCCAACCGATGCCACGACCAACTTCGGCATTGGTACGGCCATCACCATCCTCAACACCGGCACAGCCGATACCACGATCTCAGCCACCACTCCCGGCACTACGACCGTCACTTCAGCCGGTGCGACCAGCGCACAGCCTAAGGTTGCAGTCAATCGCGCAGCAGTATGCGTGAAGACCGCCGCTAACACTTGGCGAGTAATCGGGGCAGTCTCGTAATGATCGGCAATATCGTTGCTGCTATCACCGATGGAGGCGAAGCCGCGACCGATTTCGAGTCCATCGCAACCGTTAGCGTTGGTGCTGGCGGATCTACAAGCATTGATTTCACTAGCATTCCTTCCACCTACCAACACTTGCAAATTAGAGGAATATTGCTCAACCTTACGACACAACCTCAAATGTTGGTGAGATTCAATTCAGACTCGGCTTCTAATTATTCGCGCCATCAAATTGAGGGAAACGGTTCGACCGCTAGCGCAGGCGCAGCAGCAAACGCCACGAGCATAATTCACTTTATCAATGGTATCGAAAGCACTTCAACGGCTGGATCTTCCTTCGTATTAGATATTCTTGATTACAAGGATACGAACAAATACAAAACAACGCGTGCGCTGGCAGGAACGGATAAAAACGGAAGTGGTCAAGCCTTTCTAGTTTCCGGCAATTGGCGGAACACCAACGCAATCAATTCAATAACCCTTCTGCCTAATACGTCTAACTTTGCCCAATACTCCCATTTTGCCCTCTACGGAATCAAGGGATAACATGCCAAAGACCTATGAGCCGATTGCGACAACTACGCTAGGTAGCGCACAGGCAACCGTAACATTCTCGAGCATTCCGGGAACTTACACGGATTTGATTTTGGTCTGGACAGGAACGCTAACTAGCGGAACAAGCGTTTGGGGTCTGCAATATAACTCCGACACGGCTGGAAATTACTCATGGACTTCTCTTCGTGGTGACGGTTCTGGGGCATCAAGTACGCGAGACAACGGATCGACTCGCATAAACTGCGGATGGATTGGCACAAGTCAAACAACGGAACTAGTACATATTATGAATTACTCTAATGCGACAACTAACAAGACCAACATATCGCGCAATAATTCGACTGCGGCTTCTACTTATGTCGCGTCGAACGTCGGTCTCTGGCGTAGCACTTCCGCGATTACCTCGGTGACTGCGCGGACGGATTCTTCAACGTTTGCGACAGGTTGCATTTTTACCATCTATGGAATCAAGGCGGCATAATGGCTAACACATATGTCAAAATCGCCAGCGTGACCGTTGGGGCAGGTGGGGCGGCTTCAATTGAATTCACCAGCATTCCAGGCACCTACGATGATCTAGTCATCAAAATATCCTCACGATCTACAACTAATTTGGGCGGCGTTTGGACTGGAGTGAATGTACGCCTCAATGGTTCAACTACGTCACTCACAAGCCGGCAACTTTATGGAACGGGATCGGCAGCCGGTTCAGCCGCGACCGCCACGGACAACTTTTGGACAACTTCAAGCGCGGCAACCGCAAGCACTTTTGACAATTCAGAGATTTACATTCCTAACTATGCCGGATCTACTAACAAAAGTTTTAGCGCGGATTCAGTAACAGAGAATAACGCTACGGCTGCGCTTGCTGCCCTGACCGCTAATCTTTGGTCAAACACCAATGCAGTCACTTCGATTACTTTGGTGGAAGCAGGTAACTCGTTTGCTCAACATTCAACCGCAGTTTTATACGGCATCAAGAAATCCTAAGGAGACACCATGACCACGAAAATCATCGTTGATTGCTCGACCGGAGTGGTCGAGGAAGTCGAACTGACGGAGGAAGAATTGGCGCAACGCGAGGCTGACCGGATTGCCTTTGAGGCAGCCGAGGCAGCACGTTTGGCCGAGGAAGCAGAGAAGGCAGCCAAGAAGGCTGAACTGCTAGCCAAGTTAGGGATCACAGAGGACGATGCCAAACTCCTCCTCTCCTAGGCTATGCAAGGCAGGCATTCAACTACGCGAGCAACTCGATGACTCGTTTCCGGACCGTAGAAGGCCAGATGGTTGGGTTGCCGATGCCCGGCACTATCGGGACAATCCTCGCTCTGACCACATTCCGGATGCAGAGGGCTGGGTACGTGCCTTGGATGTATCAGTTCACTTGGGCCTCGGAGAGCAAATGCATGACTTGGCAGATCAGTTACGAATACATGCCAGACGAGGCGATAAGAGGATCAGTTACATCATCTTCGACGGTCGAATATGTTCATCACTACAACGCTGGCGATGGAGAAAGTACCGTGGGGCTAACCCTCATCGACAGCACATGCACATAAGTTTTACCAAGCGTGGCGATCTCGATGGTCGCTTCTTCAATGTACCGATGCTAGGAGGAGACCTTGCCTGATTCACTCAAACACCCGATTGTGCTGGCCGTGGGAGCATTCCTTTCAGCATGGGCAGCGACCAACTTTGAACTCGACTACCGGGCGATCTTGTGGGCTGTTGTCTCCGGTCTCTTTGGATACGCCAAGCCTTATAAGAAGTGAGTCCGGAGGAATGGGTCGGACTAATTGCTGGTCTGATCGCGATCGCTGGTGCGTTTGTAGCCGCGTTGAGATGGACGGTTCACCAGTTTGTGCTGGAACTCGGCAATCAGATGTTCGCTCGGATGGACAAACTAGAGATTGAAATAGGCGTGTTGACCGCTAGACAGTCAGAGATCTATGCGACACTTATGACCCAAGGAGGTGCGCACCGTGGCAAAGCGAAAGACCAAGGCGCAAAAACTCGCAAGCCTAAGAGCAAAAGAGCGAGCCGCTAAGCGCACCAAGGAAATCACCAAACTCGATGCATGGGCGATCAGCCTCTATGAGGTTGCCGAGTCAATGAGGCGAGCAGGCTTTGACGATGCGACCATTCAGGGCTGGCTAGTGGATCAGCGATTGCCTGAATGGGTAGCACCTCGGCCTGACGAGTTGGATGATGACGAGGAAGAAGAAGACGATTAGCATCAAACGGATTGCCTTCGTACCAGATCTGCAAGTACCCTTTCACAGCGAGCCTATGGTCAATTCCATGGCTCGCTTTCTTGCTAAGTGGAAGCCTCAACGCACCATCCAGATTGGTGACGAGATTGACCTTCCGCAATTGCGCAATGGCGCAAACGTGCTCGAGGAAGCCATGGGCAACATCGATGAAGACCGGGCATGGACTCAAGAAATCTTGGAGCAACTTGGCGTAACCGATGTGGTCGGTAGCAATCATGGGGCTAGGGTCTATAAGAGCCTGATGAACCGGCTGCCAGCCTTTACCAAACTGCCTGAGATGGCCTACCACCGGTTCATGGGATACGACAAGATGGGTATTGCGTATCATCCACAAGGGGTCGGCTTTGCCCCGGGTTGGATAGCGATCCATGGCGATACTGCACCCCTATCTAACAAGCCCGGCCAGAGTGCCCTAAATTCGGCTCTGAGGGCCGGTAAGAGCGTCGTTCAGGGGCATACCCATAGATTGGGTCTCTCTTCGCATTCTGAGGCCTATAAGGGCAACTATGGGCGAATTCTGTGGGGTTGTGAAGTCGGCAATATGGTGGACTTGACCAGCCCCGGCATGGGCTACACGCGTGGCTACGCCAACTGGCAGCCCGGCTTCGTGGTTGGCTACCTTGAGGGTTCACGCTTCTACCCAGTCCTAGTGCCTATGAACGCGGACGGATCATTCGTCTTTGAGGGCAAGCGATACCGATGATTGAGACCATCGTGCCAATCACCCGGTCCATTGATGACCATATTGACGATTGGGATGCCGCCTCGGATTTCGTTATGAAATCGTTATCAACGACACGCCGTTAGGCGATTGAAGTCTGGCTAGACAGGCGTAGATTTCCTCATGTCGGAAAGCCCGACACAGAGAGGAAAAAATGACCGGATATATCACAATTGCACTCAACAAGATCTCATCAATGGCAATCGCAGCCAAAAGAGCAAACCTGAATGGTGATACCGAAAAGGCTCAAGAGATTATTTACAAGATGCAAATCAAAATGCAGGTAATTGAAGAAGAGTTGATGCGTCAATCAAAGGTCAGCGCATGACCGCTATCGGGTTCGACCCATTAGCCATCTATTACATCATTGCGCTCATAGCCATCCCAGTCTTGGGATTGCTCTACACAGCCATAACCGAGAACTGGTACTGGAAAGGATTCAAGGATGGAAAGCGACTCGCCCAAAACGATCACAGCGCAAGAAGTACTCGATGAAGCAGGCCGTATCCGGGGTGATCGTGGAGCAATCTATGGTCACCCATACATCAATCACCGGCGTATCGCTGACCTATGGAGTGCGTATCTGGAAGTGCCAATCACGCCAGATCAAGCGGCTATCTGTATGGCTTTGGTCAAGGTCTCACGGCTGGCAGAGACACCCGGTCACCGAGGTCGAGACGGATATGTCGATTTGGTGGCTTACGCAAGCCTCGCAGCACAACTGGCAACTACCGACCCCACCGAGTTCGATGCCTATTAGGAAACTGCAAACGAAGTCAATCTGGTGCGATGTCTGCCGACTCGCATACCCTAAGGGTCACCTACGACAACAGACCCCGGCCGTATGGCAGGTGGTCTCTGAGACACAGAAGCACAAAGGAAGGACACGACATTACTGCCAAGAGTGCGCCAATTTCGCACAAGTTTGGCACGATGGGTCTGTGTGGACATTCCGACAACAGTTGGACTACGCGCTCGGAAAGGAGCAATTAGATGGCATGGAACTTGGACAATTATGAGCCAGTTGAGGATCGTCTGGCAAAGTATTGGAATGATTATCCGCCGGGGCGGATTGAGACGGAGTTACTATCACACGAAGGTAATCGCTTTATTGTGGTTGCTCGACTGTATCGAGTGGACACAGATGCGCATCCGTTTGCGACCGGTTTGGCTGAAGAGACTATTACTGATCGAGGGGTCAATTCTACTTCGGCTCTTGAAAACGCAGAGACGTCTGCTATCGGTCGCGCCCTTGCCAACGCTGGCTACGCTGCGAAGGGAAAACGAGCATCGCGTGAGGAAATGGCTAAGGTGGTGCGAGGCGATTCGCCGGTAATCAAGCACCCATGGAAACCGGATGAGAAGCCGGTAGCCAATGAGCCGGTAACGGTGGTCTGGGATGACGTTGAACGCAAGGCCTTTGATGAGAACGACACCTTTATTGCTGACTTGCAAAAGTCGCTCGGGGCAACCGTAGAAGGCTTTACTTGCAGTCATGGGCAGATGCTTAGAAAAGAAGGAACTGGCAAGACTGGACGGCCTTTTATGGGCTATGTCTGTGGTGCTAAGTCAAAGTCTGAGCAATGTCCAGCCAAGTGGGGCAACTGGGTGAATGGCACTTGGGTATTCGAGGGCAAAGCCAATGGCTGAAATAGATCGCACAGGCGAGCCAAACAAGCACCCAGTCAAGTGCGACTGGTGCGGCATTGATCTAGTCAGTTATGCAGGTTATCGAGTCCAGATGCATGAGGAAGACCCATTGGATTACAACTGGGCATGCCAAGAGCATTACGAGAAAGCGTGGTCATGAGCAGAAGGGAGCGAGGCCGTGAGACTGAAAAACTTGTGGCGCAATATCTGGTTCGTCATGGCTTTGAGGGGGCGCATGTC